TCTGCCACCAAGATCCAAGATACCATCTGATCCATTGGCGTATTTAACTCTGCCACCTTTTTTCATTTTAACTCCATGCCAATCTGATGTTTCAAAAAAGTCTTGAAAACCACCATAACCACCTTGAATATCGTCTGGCAAGATTTGCCAAATTCTGTAAGCTCTTTCAATACCATGTACACCTTCATTATTAGAGTAGGCAGTGCCACTATTATAAGCCATTTTCATGGTGTTATCAGTTTTATTTTTTGAACCTAAGGTACCAAACTCTTCTTCAAATTCTGCTTCATTAGCTGTTGGATAACCCTCCTCTATAAGAATTTCTTTAACACTCATATCTTCGTAAGGATCATATTCATCGGGGTCACTACCAATAGCATATTTTTTTCTTAAATTAGCAATGCCACCTTTTTTAAGATTTGCAATGCCACCTTTAGCCATTTCTCTAGAATCAAAATACATAGCACGATCTAAATCAATAAGAAGTAGTCGTAATTCTTCATCATTATAATCAGACCCACTTAAACCAGGAAGTTCTGCAGAGTTAAAATGTTTTTTTAAAGTATTATAACTCATTTTACTTACATCGTATGAATCTCCAGCTGAATAAGCCATCTTCATAGGCTCTTCTGTTTCCATTACAGCATCTTCAATTTTAACAGTGCCATCCATTACAGGACCTTCACCCATCATGTAACCAGGTCGACCACCATTTCTTAAACCAATGATTCCACCTTTAGCAGATAGTTTTCTGTTTTTAAAAAACTCTATTACTTCTTCGATACTTATTGGATCACGGTCATTGCTTAATTTAAAAATTCTTACAGCTTCATTCATTGTAAGGTCTTTAGGTATCTCTGCCATTTGCATGTTTTCTTCTAATATTCTAGGGGGCTCTCCCTGTGGGTTTTCAATAATTGTTGTATCAATATTTTCAATTCCCGTTGGGTTTTTTAATCCAGTACCCATAGCAAACCCCATTCTCTTTACAACACCTGGTGCTTTTTTTCTAAGTGCTGCTATACCTGCGTTAGGTGCACCACCATTTTTTAAACCTATAATACCACCATTAGCTACTGCTTGGAAAGATGTTACATCTGCTTTAGATGTAGGAACTCCTGTAACTTCCATGGGGGTAAGATTTATATCGACTGCAGTTTGAGCTTCTTGACCAGCAGATTCTTTTTCAAGCATATAATCTCTGTATGCTTGTTCGTCTAATTCGTTTCTACGTTTTTGATCTTTGTAATCTAGATAAGCTTTACCTGCTGAACCAGCAACATCAATAAGATCTTTATATTCATCATAATAATCTTTTGCTTTTTTAATGTAGTCTAAGACACCCATGTGTTTAAAATCCTCTGAAATTGTTATATATTAAAATAGCAGGGATTTCACCTGAAAGTATTGTTTTACTAAGTTTTTTGTTCATAGTCAATCTAGAATATGTTAGCGCCAGCGCCTAAATTAATCTCCTCTACGGTCACTTTTACATCTCTTTTTATATGTTCTGCTTTAGTATCTGTACCTGCATTTTGTACATCAGATAGTGCTTCTGCGTCTGACATATACTCTTGACCGGTTACAGTATTTGTTAGGGTTACTTCACACTTAGGAGTGATTACAGGTATTCTTTCACCGTTAATTATTTCATATCTTATACTTGCTTCTGTTTCTATAAATGACATTATCTGTCCTCCCTGTTGATTTCTAATATTGAAGATACAACTAACAATCTATTTGCATCTGCAGCGGTTACTTGTAATACTTCATTTTCTTCCATAATTAAAGGTTCGGTTAAAAACTGTAATGTTTCACTAGCAGTAAGAGTTTTTGTTTTAAATAAAGTAAATTTATCAGCTGATGCAGGATCTCCATTAAATAAGTCTACTGTTAAAGTACTGCCACTACCGCTATCATCACAAACTAATAATGATTTTACAATAGCTCTAGAGTTTGATGGTACAGTATATAAAGTTGTAACTGTAGCAGTTGTTAAATCTAGTTTTGCGTTTTTGTATATATTTGCCATTTTATCCTAATCCAAACCAAGTGTATCTCTCTGCATCTTCTTTTAACTGAGTTAAAAACGTAGAGTTTAATTGTTCTACAATAGAGTTAAAACTTCGGTTAATTTGTCTTTGATTATCTTCACTGTATTCTTTTCTAGGTTCGGGTAATCTTACTACGATCCTTGTCATTATCTTCTTCCATCCGCTTTAACATCAGCTCTAAAAGTTCCAAATCTCCAACTTTCTCCAACGTTGTTGTTTTCTATTTTAATACTAGCGTATCTTCCTCTGGCCCTAGTACTGACAAAAGTAGTTGTTTCTGTAATTACAAAAGGACTTAAAGTTGTCCCAACTGCAGTTGTTTGAGGATAGTCTGATACTAACACAGTTACGTCTACTTCGCTAGATAAAGATTTAAAATCAGGTAAAAATCTACCCATGGCTAACATAAATTCTCCACTACCCTCTTGAGTATTCAATGCAAAATCATATGATTGTAAAAAAGAAGTTAGAACAGTTGTACTACCATCTGGGTTAACTTGATCAGTCCCTGTCTCATGTTCAAAATAAACAGTTTGTCCTAACCCATCATTTCCTATAACCACAGGAAAAGTTCCTGTTTCAGTGTTATTAAAAGCGGTTGCATAAGGTTTTGGATAAATTAATGAATCTAGCCAAGTCGTTCTAATTGAATTAGGATTAGTAGAGGTATACCAATTTCCCATAGGGATGTCTTCACCTTCACCATAGTTGTGAACTACATATCTATCATTAAATTCAGAGTTTGAAGTAGGGTAATACCAAACTACTTCTGTGTATAAATTGTTTATTCCCGCATATACTTGTTGTCCTTTAGTGGTATCAAAGTCATCATATACATAATCTTCTACACTACAAGCTAATGAGTTTACCGTACCATCAAATGCAAAAAACCCATTGCTTCCCATCCAATAAGCAACTCCATCAATTTCAACAGCTGCATTCTTACCAATCAATCCGCAGTTTGTCCCAACTTGTTCGAAGCCAAATGTAAAAGGAGCTCCAACAAATTTCATTGTGTAAAGTGCATTATCAGTCCAAACTAAAATGTTTTCTTTTGCAACAATACTTCCTACAATTTTAGTTCCATCTTGAAGTCTTTGAGAACCTGCTGTATTAGTCGCTTGAATCGTGTAGCTGTCAATTGCTTCTTGATCTGAGAATCTTATAAACATATTATCTTGAGTTGTTGGGTCTCCAATAACGTTTTCTGTTCCAAAATGAATTAAGTGTCGTGTTGTAGGTGATATTAAAGTAAGCCTTGAAGCAGTTGGGTTGTTCGCTGTTGAAAACCCAGAAGTACCTGTAGATGCTCGTGTTGTTAATCTTGCTGCAATACCTGAATCCCATGTAAATGTTTTGCTATTTGCAATCGTTGCAACTAAGACTTGACCAAAATTACTTAAAGACCAGAGTCCAGGCTCTAGTGTGACATCAGATGCAGACACTGCTTCACCCCAAGCAACACCACCCCATGATCCAACACCCCAACCATAACCATATGTTTGTGCAGCAGGACCTACTTGTTCATAAGGTATAACACTTATACTCCCCCCGGTTGAAACAGTTCCAGTTGCGTTAGTTGTTTGAGTAACAGTAAATACTGTAGCACTAGTGACACTTGTTACTTGAAATAATTTGTCGTCAAAATCTGCAGTAACATAACCAGTACCTCCAGGTAATGTTACACTATTTAATAAAACAATATCACCTATAGATAGATTATGATTAGTTCCTGTTGTAATAGAACAAATAGGTGATCCACTAGTAGTTGCAATAGTCGAAGCAGCTAAAGGAGTTTTTAAAGGAGTGATATCAAAAAACTGTCCTTCAAAATAAATAATTAAAAATTTGTCTGTCCCTAATGCAACATACCTATTGCCATCATTATCAACAAAAGCAAGTTGTTGTCTAACAACTCCTACAATAGAATCAGTCAGTAAAGATTGCCAACCCCCTACTTTTTCTGGAAGTCCATATCTAAATCTAACATTGTCAGAATCAATCCAACGATTAACTGCGCCCACAGGTGTGGTTTGTTTATCAACCCCTGGGCTAAATTGAAGTTCAAAGAGAGCCATATAATAAGGCCTTACTGGTTAGTTGATTTTAACAGCCAACCTTTTGTAGCATTAGCATATATAAAAGTAGTGCATTGATTATTAATATTTAAAGTATAATCTGAAGCAGAACCATTAATATTAGAGCCATTTCTACCTACCGTAACTGCGTTTGTTGCAAAACCTCCAGAAGCCGATCCATCCATAATAGTTATTTCACTGCCTACTGAAGGTGTTGCAGGTAAATTTATAGTGACTGGGTTAGCTTGTGTATCTACAACTACTTGATCATTATTAATTGATGTATATGTAGTTATACTTGAAGAAGTAATAGTCTTCATTCCTTTTTGAATTAAAGCTAATGCTGTATCTGTTCCATCTGATCTTACAATTAAGTTAGCTCCTTCGGGAACAGGAACTGGATTTGAAGATCCTGTTGTCTTAATATTTAAAGTATAATTATTTGCTGTAGTTCTGTCTGTTGCATCTTCTATAATATAAACTCTGTTAACCGTACCACCTGTTGATGTTGCTGGAATAATCAAACTAATATTTGCAGTCATTATACCTGTTAATTTTAAATAAATGTTTTTACCATTTGCAGTTGCTGATCCATCTGCTAAACTTAAAGTCACATCCGTACCACTTGTCATAGGTACTTCAACATAACCTGATGCTGCTGCTTGTAATATTTCTAAATTGGTATTAGTTATAGTTCCCCAAAGACCTGCTTTTTCTCCGGTTGTAATTATCTCTAATGTTAAGTCTGATGAGTAGGATGATGCCATAATTTTTTAATAAGGTTTTATTGGTGTCCAAACCATTGTTGCTCCTGGT